AATATCTGAGTCTGCGAATATCTTGAATGTATATGTAAACGTAGTTGTTGTACTATCACCACTATAACTATTCTTAACTGTAGTTGAGGATATTGTCATAAAGTTCCTTTATTATATTTTAATGACTATGTCTATTATTTAATTTCATCTGGATCTGGTGGCATTGGTACTTTTTTACCCATAGTATTTAAACCAGATGCAGCCGTAAATATTACATATTTTCTTAAAATTTTAATCTGTTGTAACTTTTCTTGTCTTATATCTTCAATCTTCATTTGCTTTTGTTCTTCTGTTAATTTTTTAAATGAATCTTGATTAATAATTAATGACTCTAAATCTGCATTATAAATATTAATAATAGATTGTTTAAAATCAAATATTGCTTTTTCTTTAGATTTTAGTTCAGTCATTTTATCTTTAATATCATTGTCAGATATAAAATTATTTTCAACTCTTAAATCTGCAGCTTTATCAAATTGATTATTTGATTCTAAAAATTTGATTGCTGATACTGTCTTTTTTAATTTATCAAGTTCTTTATTAAAGTAAGTTTCATATGAAGAACGCTTTGGAGTTTCACTTAAAATTATTGCTCTAAATAAAGGATAATCAGAAAGTTCTGCATTTGGTTTTATTGGATCTTTTATTGTTCCAGTTTCTATTAATAATTTATCAGTTGCTTTTAAAATAATTTTACCAACTGTTGATCCATAAGAATTCCATATATGTTCAAGTTTAATTGGATTGTTAATAACAATTTCTGGATCTTCTATATTAAGTTTTCCTAATCCAAAATTAAGAACATCAGCAATCTTTTTCATTGTTTCAGAAGTATAAGGAAGTGTTTGATATTTTTCAGGTATGTTGCGATCTAAATAACGTGGTATTACTTCTCCTCCAGTAAAAAGATTTTTATTAAGAGCTATTTCAATCCATGGTAAAAATGCTTGTGGTATTGGTTTATACTGTTTTATATTTGATATTATAAGATCTGATGCAAATTCAGAAAATTCTTTTTTATAATTTCCTTTATAGAAATTCATCATATCTACAGTTAATTGTGAAAAGAATACTCCAGGAAGAAATGGCTTTCTAATTTTATATTCAACATCATTAATTCTCATGTACCAATAATTTTCTTTAATCCATTCATCTTGAGCTTGGTATTTTGGATCATCAGCATACAACACTTGTTCAAGTATAGTTGGCAACATAATGCTTGCAAAAATAGTAGCAGCAGATTTACCAGGATTTTCTGCAATAGTTACTATTGGTTTTCTAATACCTTGTGTTGCTGCGTTCCAAAATGCAACAAGTGTATTCATGTATGCTCCAACAGTTCCTATTCTTCCAAAATCCATTATGTCTGCAGATTCAAATCCAGCTTTTTTTAAAGCCTGATATGGTTCTAATCCTTTTTTTAATCCTTCTTGAATAGTTAATTCAAAAACTCTAAATCTTGTTGATTCCTCAAGTAATTGAGTAAATCCTTTTACATATGTTTCCCATGGAGATAGTAATTGATTTTTTAATTTTCCTTGGTTTAATATTTCATAAGCATCTAAATTTTTTATATATCTATCAGCTTTTATTGAAGTTGCCTGAGCAGCAGAAGATCTTTTAAATTCATCATACAATTTAACAATTTTATTATCAGGAAAAACATTTTTTCCAGATTTAGCAAATATAATATGAGTTAATCCTAATAAAGAAGATCCAACTGGAACCCATCCACCAAATCTTCTTGTCATTGTTGTTGTAACTGTATCTGATAAAAAGTTACCAATAGCAAACCCAGCTTCAAATATTGAACCCCCTCTAGTAAATCTTGTAAATTTGTTAATAAATGATCTTATCATTCCCATCTCTTGTACTAATCCAGCTGATGTTGCTCTTACTAATTCTGGAGTTAATTTCCAAATCTCTTTAGTTCCATCAGGCATTTTTATTAGTACAGTGTCTTTAGTTTCTCCAAAGACATTGTTTTTTTCTACAAACCCATCAAGTTGTCTTATAGCTTTATCTGATAAAGCATTTATTTCTTCTTTTTTGTGTAATCCACTGTCAATTAATTCTTTTCTCATTGTTTCAATAGTTCTTTTTACTGGTGTGATTTTTTTAAACTCTGGAGAAAATCCTAATTTTTGTGCTTCTTTAATAGTATTTATTAATTCAACTCTTACAGCGTTTACATTTGCTTTTTCAACTAATGCTTTTGTACTATCTATATAAGATGTTAATGCTGGTATTATTTTTAAGTAACTTCCTTGTCTTTCTTTTAATGATGATCCAGTTGTTGATGCTAATGATTCGTATTGATTTCTATGAATTTCTCTTGATAAATTAACATATCCTTCATTAAGTTCTCTCATAGCCAATACTTCTTCTTTAGTTAAAAATTTCATATCAACTAAGTAATCAAGAATTCTATTTGACCATGCTAATCTTCTTTGTCTTAATGGTTCATATTTACTTATATATTCTTTGTTATTAGCAACTTGTTCTGAAAATTTTGTATCAAAAGGAGTTTTTAAACCACGTTTAACAATTGTTCTATTAAACACAGCGTTTTCATACGCTTGATAAGCAGCATATTCTTTTTCAGGTAATTTTGAAAATATATCTGCTAAAGATTCTCCAGTAATTTCTCTTTTACCATTTATAGTTTTTTCTAAAATAAAATACTCTCCAAGATATTTATCTCTTGATAATGAATATGCTTGTTCAAGAACATTTAATTCAGCTAATTTTGGTTTAATATCATAACCTATTCTCATTAAATATCTCTTTAGTGGATCTCTAAAATCTACCATTGTTGTCATAAATTTTTCTTTACTACTTTTAAATACATCTAAAAATTTTTTAGGTGGATTTCCAGACCAAGCCATATTATCATACATATGCTGCAGAGCAGGATCATTAGTCTTTGGCTTGCCTTCTATTTGAAAATCAAGATCATCTATTGTAGATTTTATTTTTGATATTTGATCTTTTCTTTTTAATGATAATTTTAAATCAACTACTTCTCTTGTTTGCTCTATTCCGTTTTGATCAATAAATTTTTCTGTTGTTTTAGGTTCACCTTGTTTTTCTAATATAGTTAAATTAGTTTTTAAACTTTCAACTTGTTGTTCCATTGTAAATTCTTTTTTTACTTCTGGAACATATTTTTTTGGTATTCTAACATTAATAGATGATACTTGATCTGAAACAGCTGGATCAATTAACATGTCTTGCAAAACTTGAGATGGTTTAACACCAGTTTCTATATAAACTTGATCTGCTTTTTTTTTATAAAAATCTACTCTTTTTGCTTCACTACCTTTTTCTCCAAGACTTCCAACACTCCATAAAATTCCAGAGTATGAAAGTTCTCTTGCACTTGGAAGCTCTCCATGTATTAAAGCACCAACGCCTTCAAATGCTGTAAATCTTGATAATACTTTTGCAAAATATTTTTCTCCAGCTGGTCCAAGTAATTTATTTCCTTTTAAACCAGCATATAACTGAATAGCTTCTTTTGCTCCGCCAGTTAATCCTTCTTCTAACATTATCTTTGCAAAATCAACTGGTTCTCCTATTTGTTGTTTATTAATTGCTTCAACCATAGTTGCTCTTAACGCTCCAGTTCCAAAAGCACCTCCAATAACAAATCCTCTACTAGCACCTGTTACCGCAGCAGGTGCTATAGCAACTGGACCACCAACTGCTAAACCATAACCTCCACCAACTACTGCACCAGTACCTGCACCACCAATTCCGCTTACAACAAATGATCCAGTATCACCAGCCATAGATGAAACTGTTTGAACAAATCCACCTAACCAATCTTTATCAGCTGCAACAAGTTCATCGTAAGCAAGAGGCAAATCTTTTCCTTGTATAAAATTGTTTACTAAACCTTGCGTAGAACCATCCCATCCTATTTGGATTCTTTCACCTAGATATTTTAGATAATCAATTGGAGTTCCTTTGCTTTCATCTTTAATAGAATTTTCATAATTAACAATTAAATCATCTGGAGATGGTGTTTCATCATAAACTCTTTTCCAATAATCTTGAATTGGTTTTCTATCAAATTTTCTATCTTCGTAAGGAATAAAATCTTTACCACTTACATTTAAAAATTCATTTAAAGAAATTGGATTTGTGTCTTTAGGAACTTGTGCTTTATTTTCTACAACAGTTGTTTCTTGATTAATAACTGGTTGAACATTAGTATCTTGCTGATCAATAAATTCATTTAAAGCAATTTCAGGCATTTTAATTTATTGTCTGTTAAGAATTACTTTACCATTTTCATCTATTCTAACTACAACTGCTTTTTCTCCTTTAGAGTTAGTTATAACTTCACCAACCTTATATAGTTTAGCATCTTGAAATTTTCTTATTTGTATATCTATTTCTTTATCTAATTGAGATCTTGAAAGTTGGTAGTTAGCAGCATCTTTAGCTATAAAGTTTTTTGAATCATTTCTATTTAATAAACTGTCAGCAGGTATTCCTTGAGATATACCAACATTATAACGAGAGTACATTTCATCAATAAATAAATTCATTCTTTTATCGTAAGAAGAATCAATTTCTCTTACTCCTGGTGATCCTCCTATAAGCAACTCATTTGCTTTTACAAAGTCAAAAAATTTAGTCATGTTGTTTTTTGTTTTGTCATCAATTTTTTCTATTTTGAATTGTGTATTAAAATTTTCTAAATCTGATTTTGAAATTTGTTTATTTATAACTCTATCTGTTAAAGACAAAGGTGTTGATTCACCAGTTAATCTAAAAGGAGTTGCAACGTCAATAACATTACCAGATGAAATATTTTTTAAAATTTCATATTTTACTGGATATGCAGAAGAATCTGATAATTCGTTTTTATTTGATAAAACATTTATTTGACTAAAATCATTTATTAATTTTTCGTTTCCTTTAAAAGACTCTTTAATAATATTAGGATCATATAATCCAGAGTTTGCTTTTTCAACTACTGTATTAACTGCTTTTCTACTTCCATCTGCTTGTACTCTTCTTGAGTCATCAGCTCTTACTGAAAATATAGTTTGAAACTCATTATATTTTCTTATTGCTTCTTTTTTTAAATCATTTTTTTGACTGTCTGACAAAACATTATAAGCCTTTTGAATATTAGGATTATCAAATTTTCCATCAATTATTTTATTAAATTCTTGTCCAGCTTGTTTCATTGTTGATTGTGGAGTGTAATCTAAACCAATTGTAATTTGATTAAATAAATTTGATTGAACTTTTTTATCTGCTTTATCAACAAGTTCTGCAAAACTTTTATTATCTAATGTTAATTTTCCTTCTTTGACTAATCTGTTAAATTCACCAGGATTCTTTTCTATTATAGTTTCTGCAAGTTCTTTATGACCAAGAGATATAGCTTCAGCTATTAATTCTTTTTTTTGCTGAGGTTCTAAATCTGATAAATTATTTATATTTGTATATCTATCTTGATTATAAATAGGTAAGTAATTTTCGCCTAATGTTTTTAAATTAATAACACCTTGTTGAGTGTCTAAAAAAGTTGCTTTTTTTTGTTCCTCAAATAAAGCATCTCTTGATCCTTTAATAACATCTTGTTTAAAAACATTTGCTGTTGCATAGAATTTTTGTTCTAATGCTTTTCTAGTAAAATTATCTGCGTTAGCTAAATAAGAATTTTCAGCAGAACTCCATAATTGTGTTATTTTTTCATCATATAATGATGCTGCTTGACTTGGATTTGGATTTTTTTTTAATTCATCTTGAATAGAATATAATCCTTGTGTACCATCATTTTGATTTCCATATAAACTACTTAAAGTTTTTAAAGCATTAGTATTTGCTTCTGCTGTTTTTTCTTTAACGTAATAATCTGCTATTGTAGAACCAATCTTTGTAAAAGATGTTTCAAATGGTACTTGAATATTAGATTTAACTCCGCCAACTTCTGCTGTTGGTCTTCCTTGTGATTCAAATGTAGGTATCTTTGGCATTATTGATTCCTTGATCTGTTTACTGATTTAGATTGTACTCTTAAATTACTCATATTATTGTTTCTTGGATTTCTATCTTTATGATCAACATCTTTACCAAGTAAACTACTTCCATATTTCTTTTTTAACATTCGTCTAGCACCATTTCTACCAGCTCTATCTTTTTTTTGATCTGATTTAGAATGATAATTTTCATATTCACTTTTATAATCTCTTGACATTACATACTTCCTAGTTCTGATCTAATGTATTGAGGTTTTGGATTTGCACCACCAAATCCTCCACCCATTGAAAGTAAAGATGTTCCAGTTGAAAATAATGTACTTAATTGTGCAGATTTTGCTTGTTGTCTAGCAACCTGTCCCTGTATTCTATAAAAATTTGCTTCTTCAAACTTTCTTGCTTGACCAACTTTAGAATTATATTCCATAATATTTTTTTCTATTTCACCTTGTTCTGCATTTGCTCTTAATACTCTTAATCCTGTTCCAGATAAATCTGCTCCTGTCTTTGCAATTCTAGTTGTAGTTTGTCCCTGTAATTGTTGAAACCTTTGATCAAATCTACCTAGATCAAATTCTAATTGTTTTTCCATTTGAGCAGCTTCTTGCTCTGCAATTTGTGCATTTCTATTTTGAACTGATTGATTAAATTTACCTGCAGCACCTTGTTGTTGGTATTGTGCTACACCTAAACCACCAACTGCTACTAAAGCTGCTGTTTCTAGTCCCATTAGTAAATCCTCGCCATTCTATAATGATCAGTACCATCAAATCCGTAGCTTTTCATTAATCCTTCATTAGTAAATCCCAACCACTTAGCAAATCTTATACCAATGCCAAAGTCAGTTCGTACTGCAG